CTCTAGGACTTCAGGAAACCAAGGATTGTCAGTATAGTTTACCTTTACAACCTTAGCGTTCTCTGGTGGTTCTACCACGAATCTTGTATATGTGTCGTCTGTATCTATATTAGGGTTGAAACTGACCCATATTTCTGAATTAGGTTTACGTATCGTAGGAATAAGTATATCCCATGACTTCTTACTAACAGTCTGGGCTTCCTCTACCCATACGCAATCCACACCTTCGTATGATTTTATTGACTCAACCGTATTGTTTGCTAAACCTGTAAATACAAATAGACTACCATTAAGTCCACGTATCTCTGCTTCTAGAACTTCATAGAAAGCTCCTAGACCTAATGCTTGTATTTGGTCTGTTAATAATTGATGCACAGACTGACGAATACTACGTTGTATTTCTCTAGCACATAAAACACGTGTTGGCTCATTAGCTGCTTTTATAAGCAATGCTCTAGCAAAAGACCATGACTTCCCAGAACCTCTACCGCCATAAGCTACTTTGTACCTGTGTGGCTCAAATAAGAAGTTTAGTCTATCAGGAAAGGTTGCATTAACCTTCATCTTTAGGCTTTACAAAATCTATTGCAATGCTTATAGGTAAGTTAGAACCATCTAATCCTGTAATTTCTGTAGTAGCTACTGATTTGCCATCCATTCTGTCAAAGACTTCTTTGATAGCTGATACATCACCGCTCTCTGCTTTAGCTACTAATGCTTCTGTTACATTACGTAGTCTAATAGCTTCTTCTTGCACTAATACACGTCTAAGTGTATCTGCGGCTAACCTATTGATTTTACTAGAATGAGTGTTGCCCTTATTTACTTCTGAGCTACGTTCTGCTGCTAGTTTTTTTCGTTCTTCGTTATCCATTGTTATGCAACTCCCTTAGGTTGGTTGCCCTCTATTGTTATTTCAGTAAACCTCTTTTAACCACTAATTCATTATAAGGAACATCTAATCCATATTGACTTTCTGTGTATGGATAATTTTGTAATCTTTGTTCTTGTGTTAAAGGCATTCTAGTTTGTGTTAATCTTGCTTCTGCTTCGCCTAACAATCTTCTATAACTATCTTCTGGCGACAATATGCTATTTTTTTTAGTTAATATTTCATCTGGAGTTAATCCACTTAATGCAACGGACTCAGCACCAAAAGTAGGTTCTCTTTTAAATTGTTGTTTAAATCTATATTTTGCAGTATTTATATCATTAACATCTGCATTTAATCTTGATAATATATTTGCATCTGAATAAAGTTTTTGTTCTTTAATATTCTTTAAAAACTCTTCTACATTGCCACCTCTACCAAATTTTTCTTGCGATTGAATTCCATGTTGCAACTCATGTAATGCAGTAGATTTTTGTGATGTAGTACCAGGACCTCCTACAAGAATTGTATTTGTATAATCGTCATAAGAACCTGAAGAAATTGGTGAGGCATACATACTTGTTTTAATGTTTGCTAAATCAGGATATGCTTTATATAATTCAGGATGTTCTAAAGCATTTGACATTAAACCTTCATATCTTTTGTTTGCTTTGATGCCTTCATATACATTGTCAGTTATTTTAGAACCAACATCACTTATCTCTTGTCTCCATTTACCGTCAGGAGCTTTTACATTACCTGTTTGTGACCATATAGTTTCAGGTGCTAAGCCTTCTTTTTCCAATGCTTTTGCTACATCATTAGTGGTAGAGTTCCATAACTTAGAACCTTTACCTATAAATGTGCCTAATAAACCTATAGTAGGTGTTACGTTTGCTGCTAAATTTAACTGCTCTTCTCTAGTTAAACCACTAGGGTCTGGTATAGAGTTTAAGAAAGACTGAACATTGCCTCGCATAAAACGATACAATGGTGGCTCTGTTACTTGACCATTCTTGGTATATTCAAGTAAACCTGCCATTTATAACTCGCTTTCTTGTCCGTTTCCTTTGAGAGGATATATCATTCTTTGGTATGTATCCCACCATTCTTGGCTATAGTCTGTAGACTGATAGTCTTTAAAGCATGGTGTGCCTAATGTGTGATGCACTAACTTAGCATCTGGATTGTATTCGTATTCTGTCTCTAGCCAATTCCATGTATCGTCTAGCTTGCCTACTTGGTCTTCATGTTTTAACCATTCAAACCTGTGTAGGTATTTACCTGGCTTGTCCATTATAAATTTTGGTGTTAATTGTTTGTTTAAGTGGTGTGAGCAATTCCAAAGCATTACTGAAGACCAATTCTTTTTAGGATAGTCTTCGTTCTTTGCACCTAAGTACTTAACAGGATGCTTTGTTTGGTAATAATGCTTTACGACTTTGAGAGCTTCGTCTTGGTCATGTTCCCATAGTATTTCTGCTATATCTGTTCGGCATATCATATCGCCATCTACAAATAGTGCCATGCCTTTAAAGTCACATAGATATGGAACTAAAAAGCGTGAGTAGATAAATGCGTTACTACCGTCTGTGTGTGTTTCTTTGTATTCTGATAATGTGTTTAGTGCTAATGGTGTAAAGCTAACAGGTATAGATGACTTCTCAATGATAGATTGACAGAACGTGTGATACGCTACTGGTTCTACCTTACCATCAAACCCTACAAATATTTTAAGCATTGCTTATTATACTACCACTTTACTTTGTTTGCCCAGTAAGCGGCGCTCATTTTACCTTTAGCTATGTTATCAGCATGTCTTGCTTTAAAAGACTTTGCTCTATCTGTATTTGTCTTGTCACCACTTACGCCTTTTTGTCCAAAGCGTATAAGTTTTTCTGTATCACCATCTTTAGCTAATACTGCATGTGATTTAGTAGGATGATTAGGTGTTCTCTTAGGTTTATTATAACCTGAGAATGTTTCTTTGCCCTTCTTAATCATTTCTTCTTGGCTTTTATGTCTTTATAATGCACTAGCTTTTTAGATGATGGTGTGTGTACTTTACCTGTAAATAATCCACTAGTCATTTTATGAGTAGCACCTGTCCATTCTGTGCCATTTGGTAAGTAATGTTTAACGCCTTTCATTTCTTTGCTTTCTTAACAGGCTTGGCTGTCTTAGCTGCTTGTTTAAATTGCATAGCTGTAGGTGCGCCTTTAGAGCCTACCTTGCGCATCTTCTCACCTGAGCCTGCTTTAATTCTAGCTTTCTTGGCTGCAATATTTGCATAAAGACCTGGTTTAGTAGCCACTTTTCATGCCCTTCTTTGCAGGTTTAGCAACTGCTTTTTTACCTGTTTTCTTAGCGTATGATTTAGCTTCTTTCTTACCTTTTTCTGTGTAAGCAAATTTTATTTTTCCGACCATTGGCATGATTATTTCCTTTTCTTTTTATTTGCCATTGCAAGACCAATTGCTATAGCTTGTTCAGGGTTTGTAACTTTCTTAGATGATTTACCCATGTTTAAAGTTCCTGCTTTAAACTCCTTCATAACTTTCTTTACTTTCGCTGCTTTGCCCTTCATCATTGCTTTCATCTGGCTTCCTTAATTTGATAAATCGGTGGTCATATCTACAGTCGTTACATAGCGGATACTCGGTAGAGTCAAAAGGGTCACCGCATTGATTACATATAGTTACTGAGAATGTCATATAAAAGAAAAAGCCCAACCACGGAGAGAGTGCAGTCAGGCTTTTGTGGGATTACGTTATTAACGGACAGGAGTTGTCCAACAAGTAGTATTATAGCACACTTTTATAGTTCTTTGCAACAACATTATGCGTTTATTCTTCTTCCTGCCATAGTAAGTAAGTTGTCATAAGCCAAATCCATGTTCCATTCGTAAGCTAATGGTTTCTTAGCGTCTAGGTATCTAGCGTATATAGCGTCTTGTTGAGGTTTATCTAAGCTATGTATGATAGCGTCTATGGTGCGTAAGTTAGACATATCCTGGGCAGAACACATCTCTGCAAATGACTCACTGGTACTCTCGCCACCTGAAGACATGCCTATGCTTTTAGATGGATAACCTAACCTATGGTTATCTGACTTCATCCATAAAGCCCAATCATCCAAAATAGATAGTAAACGCTCCATACTAATCATATCTACCTAACGTATAAGTTATGCTTTCCCCAAATGTTTCTTGTGTAGTCTTTTGCTGTAAGTTGTGTTTAGCATCAGCTCCATTATGAATTGTAATGCTTTTTATCTGTGCATCTGTAAAGTTTGCTGTGTGTCCAAATATAGCTTGTAGTGGATGTGGTTGCGGAACGTAATAGTGCATAAGCCTATTGTCGCTGTCTTTGTATGCGTATAACAATCCTTCCATCTTCATAGCTACAAGCAAGTTTTTAATAGTGTGATAGTTAGCGTCTACATGTTCAGCTATTGCTTTTATAGTTTTAGGCTCTGTAAG